AAATATTTAACACTTACAAATGAAGAATTAAATAAAAAATACGAAATTTTAAGTGAAGTTGCAATTAGTAAGTTAGAAAAGATGAAATCTGAAAATGATAAAGAAACCAGCGAAAAAATTACTGAAACTATTAATAAGATTAAAACTGAAAAAATTGATTCAATTTCATTATTAAAATTGAAAAATCTTACTGAAGATTTGTAAATTTTTTCTTATAAATGGCCTTATTTTTCTGAGTTCTTAACAAAACCGATTTTTTAATAAATTCTTTTTTATTTCTTAAAATTTCGGTTTGTTTTGTTTTTATAACTTTGTTCTTAAGTTCTTTTAATCCTTTCTTAAGATTTGTTTTACCTTCTATTTTTATTATTATCATATATTACAAATATCTCAAAAATATTAAAAAGTTTTTGACATGATGAAAATTATTGTCTATTTTTATTAAAAATAAACAATATATAACATGAAAAAAGATGAAAAAAGGAAAAAGTGCTAAATTATCAGGATATCGCTCTTTTAAAATAAATTACGGAACAGTAGATTCAAAAGAATTAAAATCAATCTATTTGAATATTCAAACTTGGGCTGAACCAAGACATGAAATATTTTCACCAATTAATTCAGTGAATAATCTATCAAGAGAAATAAAATATACTGTTTTAGATAGTATAAATTCAGAAATTTTTAATAATAAATTTATTGTTGATTTGGACTTAAGGTCAAGTGGTATCCAAAAAGGTAAAAAATCATTTTTAAATTTAGAATGTTATTTTTATTTAAAAAATTCAGATATTAGTTTTAAATCAAATGAGTTAAAACAAGAGATTAAAAATCTAACAGATAATATAATAAAAAATAATTTTAATAAAAATAAAACATTTTCATTTTATCTAACAAAAAAGTAGACAATTTACTATGTTAGTAAAATACTACGTAAGTGATATATTTATTATAAAAAGAAAATGAAAATATTATCTCCAAACGAAATAGGAAAAGGTATATTGATTGAATATGATGCGGGATATGTTTCACCTAATGAAACAAGAAATGCGGAAATCATTAAAGAATCTAAAAACTTTTTAGATTATTCAAAACCATTTGAATTCTATGCGGTACTTCAAAAGTATAACACTCCAAATAGAAATGGTAGAGTATACCCTGAAAGAATATTAAAAAGAGAATCCGAAAATTATAAAAAAGCAATTGGCAAAGGTACTTCATTATCTGAATTAAACCACCCTGAATCATCTTTAATTGATTTAGATAGAGTTTCACATATCATCACTGAAATATGGTGGGAAGGAAACATACTCATGGGTAAATTGAAACTATTAACATCACCCGGATTTCATGAAAGAGGTATTATATCTTGTAAGGGAGATATGGCCGCGAATTATCTAAGACAAGGGGTTACATTAGGTATATCATCAAGAGGTGTTGGTTCTTTAGCAAAAAAAGGAGACCAAAATGAAGTACAAGATGACTTTGAATTAATTTGTTTTGATTTAGTTTCATCTCCATCAACTCCGGGAGCTTATTTGTTCTCAAATCCTGAAGATAGATTAAAATATGAAGAAAATCTTGAAGAAGAAAAAAGAGTGCAAAGAGAAAGAGTTTTAGGTGTAGAATCCGGTAGCGGAAATAAGTCGCTTGACTTAATGAAAAAACTTTCCGATTATTTAGGAAAATAAATAATTATGGACGAAAAGTATTTTGTAGCAAAAATTCAGTATGATTTACCTGATGAGAACACAGGTAAAATTAAAAAAATTAGAGAAGAAAAACTCGTTAAAGGATTCTCTGTAACAGATGTTGAAGCGAAAGTAACTAAACGTTACGAGACGTTTTCGCAAGAATGGAGAATTACTTCAGTTTCTGAAAGTAAGATTGATGAAGTAATCGAGTAAAACATTTAAATTTTTTAACATAAAAGGAGACTAATAGTCTCCTTTTTTTGTATGCGGTAATATTTATATGTGATAAATAATTCACTAATTACAAAAAAAATTAATAAATAAACTGGTTTTATCTAAAAAATATAGGTTGCAAGTATTGCTGCCTAAACTTTTTTGATAAAGTGAAATATTTATATAAAACAAAATTATAAAATGGCAGAAAAAAAATCACTTGTAGAAGAGGCACTAACCCAAATGAAAAATTTGGAAGACATAGTTGCCGAAAATGCAAAAGGAATACTTGCTTCAACTATGAAGGGAGAAATCAGTGAATTAGTAAAAGAGTCTTTAAAAGAGACTGAATCAGATTCTGAAGAAATGGACGAAGAATCAACATCTAAAATGTCTTTTGATGAACAAGATGAAGACGATGAAGAAGTTGAGGACGAAGAAATGGATGACACAGATGATAATCTATCTATCGATGATGAAGATGAAGATACAGACATTGACACTGAAGTTGATACTGATATCGACATGGACATGGACACCGATGATGAAGAACCTGTTGATTTAAGAGGTATCGAAGATGACGAAGACCTTTTAACTGTTTTCAAAGCTATGGGACCTAATGACACTATTCAAGTTGTAAAAGACGGTAGTGACATTCGTTTTAAAGATGGGGAAAATGAGTACCTAATAAAAATGAATGAGTCAGAAGAAGATGAATCTATGGAAATGGATGAAGAAATTGACCTAACTGGTTTTGAAAGCGATGATGATGACTTCGAAGAAATCGATATGACTTCTGATGACATGGGTTCTGAAGATATGGGTTCTGAAGACATGAGTTTTGACATGGGTTCTGATGATGACGAACTTATGTTTGAAATTGAAATGGACGATGAAGAAGAATCTGAAGAAGATGAATCTGAAGAAGATGAATCTATGGAAATGGATGAGTCTGAAGAAGATGATGAAGAAGTTATGTACGAAATCGAAACAGATGAATCTGATGAGATGGATGAAGACTGGACTGAATCTACTGATTTAAATTCTCCAAAAATGATGGCACACGAAGGGTTTAAACCTAAAGGTGTTGGAATGGGTAAAGCTAAATTCCAATATAAAAAGTCTAAAGGCGGTTTCAAAGAAACTGTTAAGAAAGGAACTAAAGGAGTTGGAATGGGTAAACCAAAATTTGAATACAAAGAATCTTCTAAAATGAAGATGGAAAAACCAACTGTTAAAAAAGGTGGTGAAACCTCTGAAGCATCTAGAACTTTAGGTGCCGGAAGAAGATTTGGAAAAAAGGGATTACCAAAACCAAAAGCAGCACCTCAACACTTGAATGTTGAATCTGTTAACAATGAACTTTCTTTACTTAGAGCTAAAAACGAAGAGTATAGAAAAGCACTTAATGTTTTCAGAGACAAGTTGAATGAAGTAGCGGTATTTAATTCTAATTTAGCTTATGCTACAAGATTATTTACTGAACATTCTACAACAAAACAAGAAAAAATCAATGTCTTAAGAAGATTTGATTCGGTTCAATCCTTAAAAGAGTCTAAAACTCTTTATAGAACAATAAAAGATGAATTATCATCTCAAGGAACTGCTAAAGTAGTGAAAGAGTCTTTACAAGAAAAAATGGAAAGAACTCCATCATCTGGTTCAGCGGTTAATTTAATTGAGTCAAAAACATATGAAAATCCTCAATTCTTGAGAATGAAAGATTTAATGACAAAAATGAATGTCGTAAAATAAATAAACTAAAAACAAAAATAAAAAAACAATGGGAGCATTATTAGAAAGCGGTCTTGTTGGTAACATTGGTCTTAAGCACCTTAAAGTTATTAAAGAAGATACTATTAACAAATGGGACAAATTAGGGTTCCTTGAAGGTCTTAAAGGCCACCTAAGAGAGAATGTAGCACAGTTATATGAAAACCAAGCATCATTCTTGATTAACGAAGCATCTGCGACAGATTCATCTGGTTCTTTTGAAACAGTTGTTTTCCCTATCGTAAGAAGAGTATTCTCTAAATTATTGGCTAACGATATCGTATCAGTACAAGCTATGAACTTACCAATTGGTAAATTGTTCTACTTTGTACCACGTATTCAAGGTTATAATAATGGAAGTGCTGACCAATCAGGTGAACACTATGCACCTGTAGGTTCTCCGGGTAACTATCCTGGTAATCCTGACGCAGGATATCCTGCAAACGGACAAGGATATAAGAAAAACCTTTATGATTTATTTTATGAAGGTAACGAACCAACTTTGGACCCAGCAGGTCTTTTTGATTATTCAAAAGGTCAATGGTCAGCAGTTACTGCTTCAACAACAGTACAAATTTGGCAAGATGGTGAATTAGTTGATGCTACTACCGAATTAGATGGTAAAGTAGTTAGAAAAATGATTATCGAAATGAAAGGTTTCGCTAACTCAGGTGATGGTAAATTAATTGGACCTGATGGTAACGAAATGGATACAGAAACTTTCCTTTCTGATTTACATATCATCGCTAGTACAGGTCTTGACATCGAAGCAGGTTGTGTAGATACTGATGCAAGTGCATTACCATTCAGAGTTGTAACTCAACAATATGGTAAAGGTATTGTACAGTATGGTACAACTACTTCAACTACATGGCCTTCAACAGGTAACGGTGGTAAATTCCAAAACATTTGTAGTACTGACGGAAAGATTTATCTTGAAGTTGATTTACAATGTCCAGTATGTATCACATGTGGTACTGATTCACTTGACGGATATTCTGGTGTTACTGTAGGTACTTTGACAGCAGGAACAGCATTTCTTGGTGTTTTCAGACGTTATGCTGAATTAGAATTTGAAGATAAAATTGGTGAAGTTTCTTTCGACCTTGAATCAGTTACTGTTTCTGTAACAGAAAGAAAATTAAGAGCACAATGGTCTCCTGAATTGGCTCAAGACGTTGCGGCTTTCCACAACATCGACGCTGAAGCTGAATTAACAGCTTTATTGTCTGAACAAGTTGCTGCTGAAATTGACCGTGAAATCTTACGTGACTTACGTAAAGGTGCGGCTTGGTCATTACGTTGGGATTACAATGGTTGGAAGAGATTATCTTTGACAACTTCGTATACTCAAAAGGATTGGAACCAAACATTGATTACAGCAATCAACCAAATTTCAGCTCAAATCCACAAATCAACTTTGAGAGGTGGTGCTAACTGGATAGTTGTTTCTTCTGAAATCAGTGCTATTTTTGATGATTTGGAATATTTCCACGTATCAAACGCGGCTCCTGACCAAGACCAATACAACATGGGTATTGAAAGAGTAGGTACTCTTGCAGGACGTTATCAAGTATATCGTGACCCTTACTTCCCACCAAACACTGTGTTGATGGGACACAAAGGAACATCATTGTTAGATACTGGTTACATCTACGCACCGTATGTACCTCTACAATTAACTCCAACTATGTACAATCCATTTAACTTTACACCAATCAAAGGTATCATGACTAGATACGCGAAGAAGATGGTCAATAACCGCTTCTATGGCCGCATCCAAGTTGATGGTGTTAGAACATTTGATTTGAAAGAATTGAGGTAATCAATCTTTTAAAAATAAATTTAAGGAGACAAGAAATTGTCTCCTTTTTTTATATTTATTATTATGAAAAAATATATTCTATTTATTGTTTTGTCTTTATGTTTGGTGAGTTGTTCTATATCACGTAAAATGGAGAGCTGTGATTATCTTTCAAAAAAGATGAGTGGATATAATTTTACACATAAAGGACCCGTTTACAAATATTAAAATAATATTTGAACGTTATTTTTGGTATATCTTACCCAATGAAAATATAAGAAAGTCTAATAAGATTATTCTGTAGTCGTTTCTGAGGTTATTGGTGTGGATAAAAGTCTGATAGATTTTGATAATAGTTCAGATTCGGATAAATTATAAATATTTTTTCTATATGCGGTTTGGGCGGCTTGAACAACACAATACAAAGCTTGGTCAGGAGTTAGTTCATCAATAAATTTATTTAAATCTTCAATTTTGTAGTAGTTTATTGAATCAAACAATACTCCTAATGGTTCACCTAATTCTGTATTTTTTATTTCTTCACTCATATAATTTAATTTTTTTTTATATTTATATTAAGAATATAATAAATAATGTTTAAAAATCAAATAGATACTGAACTTTTAAATTGGTATTTGGGAAAAGATACTTTAAATGAAGCCACAGATACTGCTGGTGGTTCAGGCTCATATAGAGTACCAATTAGACCCGGAACAAGATTATGGGACAAAGATTCATTGGAACCTTTCACCATTAAAGTTTCTAAATATGAAGATGCTGATTTAGCTTATGATAGTTATGATGGTAAGTTAGACGTATCTAAAAAAAAGGCATCAAAAATGGAAAAAAAATCAAAGGCATTGGCTATTAGAGATAAGAAGAGGAGAGAAAATCAGGATGATGATGGGTTAGGTGCCGGTAGAGGAGATGGTGATTTTGGAGGTAATTCCGGTGATGGAGAAATTTCTGAATCTTTATCTAAGATAATTAAAAAAGTAATTAACGAGGATTTAGGTGTATGGTTTGGTACTAAAAAGAAACCAAAGGGTAGTAAACAACCAAAAGGGCCTTGGGTTAATATATGTCGTAAAAAGAAAGGTGGAGGTCATCCCCCATGTGGAAGACCGGATGCCTCTGATAAAGGATATCCAAAGTGTAGAGCTGCAGGAGTTGCTTCAAAGATGACAGATTCTCAAAAAAAATCTGCATGTCAACAAAAAAGGAAGGCAGAAAAGACTCATTCCAAGTCAGGTACAGGTAATAAACCAAAAATGACTCACTATAAACCTAAAAATGAGTCGCTTAAAGAATTAATTAAAGGTGTTTTAAGAGAAAATTTTAGCTAACCTTATCAAGAATGGATTTAAGGGAGTGTTTAATATTACTTCTTATTTCATCTTCTAATATTAATCGTCTATCTTCCAATTCCTTATCGAATATATTAATAACTTCATTATAAAGTTTATCACTTTCAATAAAAACGTTATAACTATATACGTGATTAATTAAACTTATTGTTCTTTCATGTATAACAATAAACATATCTTGTTCATCACTTTTAATATATCTCTTATTTGATAAAGGTGCAATAGTTAATTTTGACGTACTTCTTGGGATTAATTTTTTACAAATTTCCACACAGAAAAGTTCTTCTTCTTTCGGTGGGGGAGTTGGGTCAAATCGTTCTTTAAGACGTAAATAGAACTTAAAAAGTAATCTTGGTATATAACCTACTATGTTTTTCTTTTCCATAAAACAAAGATAATAAAATCTTTTTAATCTAACAAAATTTATTTTTTAATTCTCCCTATTGATTATTATTAATAAATAGTCTATATTTAGTACAAATAAATAAAATATGAAAAAAATTACAACATCAGACACAGTAAGTGTTAACTACACAGGTAAATTAGAAGACGGAACTACTTTTGATTCATCCTATTTTGAAGGAAGAGAGCCATTAAAAGTTACATTGGGACAAGGCCAATTAATTAAAGGTTTTGAAAATGCATTAATCGACATGGTTCAAGGGGAATCAAAGACTATCCAATTAGAGCACACTGAGGCTTATGGTGAAGTTATTCCTGAAATGATAAGTGAGGTTAGTAAATCTCAAGTTCCTGAAGGAATTGAGGTTGGTCAAATGTTACAAGGAAATGGACCAATGGGACCTATTAACGTTAAAGTTATTGAGGTTAAAGAAGATACGGTTGTATTGGATGCTAATCATCCTTTGGCCGGTAAAAGACTTATCTTTGATTTAGATATAGTTTCAATTGATTAATACAATTATCTATTAAGATAATTAAAATAATTGGCAATTTTATTGTCAATAATAAACTAATAAAAAAAATATATGAAAAAAATTTTATTATGTGCAGCTTTGGTGATTTCAGCTGTGTCTTTTGGACAAAAGAAATCAGATAAATTTGTGAGTGGTACTGTATCCTACACAAAAATGACCGATGTTAAAGGAACTTATGGTGTAATTCCTACAATCGGTTATTACCTAACAGATAGAGTGTCTGTAGGAGTGTTAGGTGAAGTTAGTAAATCTTCCACCGAAAAAACAACTGATGTAGGTGTTTTTGGAAGATGCAACTTTATGAATGTTGGAAAAAAATGTGAAGTGTTTTCACAGTTATCTTTAATGAATAATACAACAACATTAACTGACAGTACTGAATCAAAAACAGAATGTACATCCGTATCTTTGGGATTAGGTGCTAATTATTCTCTTACTAAGAGATTGTCACTTACAGTACATTTAACTGATTTGATTGGTTATACAACCCAAGACTCTAAATCAATTTTAACTGTTGGATTTAGTGGTATTAATAACCCACTTTCCACGTCAAAACTTGGTTTACTTTACAGATTTTAAATGAAGTATTTTACAGATTTTAAAATGTAAAAAATTAACCCCTCTTTT